TATTAGAGTCAGGGGGCGATATCAAGTTTGATAAAGAACAGCTCCACTTTGAGCGTGTCAAGATCCCGGGTGAGGATGATCCGTGGGCGGTAAGAAATGTTGACCACCTGATGTTTCACGTGGCGAAGCGCCTTGGTGACGGGAGGAATGGCTCATATTGGGAAATTGATCAGACTTTAAATATATGAACAAAAGCGGGTGGTGTAAAGAGCAGGAAGTAGCCGACCCTGTGTATAGACACGATCCATAAATTAACACACCAGGTTGCGAGTAAACCCATAACCCACGGATGTACGGGCTGTGGGACCTGAAGATGTCGGTGGAGAATCGGGAATCCGGCCCCGCTTTAAGGTTTGAGTTTGGAGAAATGGACAAGGCCTACCAGTTTAAAAACGAACATGCGCGGCAATTGCGGAAATTGCCGTCTTATGCTGGGGTACCTGCAATAATAGGCCTATTTTTGTGAAAAAATCACGTAAAACGGCTCTACGTTGCTACTACAATGTCATAGAACCGAAAGGAATTCCAGTTGACAGAGATTACCAGTAGAGCTAACAGATGGGAGAATGTGGTATGAGCAGGACATTGGGAACATGAATAATGAGTGACACCACTCCGCGTGAAACAGCTTCCCGAGTTTCCGAGCGACGGAAGTACGTGACTAGACAGGCTGTAGATAAAGATCTCAGCCACCTTGACCACCTTGCTGTGGAATACGTGGGCATAAACCTGGTGTACCCAAACCCAGATAACCCCAACAAGATGACGACTGAGGAGTTTGAGTTGCTCGTGCTCTCCATACGTCGGTCAGGTTTCACACGACCTATCCTGGTTAACGCTGATGGTATGATAATTGACGGAGAGCACCGTTGGCTGGCAGCACACACGGTGGGATACACAGAGATCCCGGTGGTCCGGGTGTCAATGGGAGAGATCCAGAGAAAAATCGCAACGTTACGTCACAACAAAGCACGTGGCGCTCATGACGTGGTCCTGGAAGCGGAGATCTTCAAAGGGTTCAGGGAGCTGGGGCACCTGGATTACCTGGCTGATAGTCTGGGCACCACAGAAGAGGTGTTAGATGAGTTGATTGCCGCCCTTTCTGGTCCTGACCCTCTGACCCCCTCCACCTCGCTCGATGCCTGGATACCAGCCGCGATGCCAGCGGACCAGGCCCAGCTAATTGAAGGCAATTTTCAGGAATTAGAGATAGAGGGCGAACCACTCAGAGCCCACACATCTGAGGCAGTTGCCTATCATAAGCGCCAACAGCAGCGGCTCGAAGCACTCACCAATGAGGATGATCGGGTACGTTTCCGGGCTCGGATGAGGAAGACAGAATACCAGTTGAAGCTGGTGTACCTCGGGGATGACGGGGAGCTGGTAGAAGAGGTCCTGGGTGACAAGCCAGCAGAGAGGTTGCTGGACCTGTGTATTGAGGGGCTCGGGGTCGAGGGTGTGACCACAGCCGTTACCGAGTTTTTTACGGATTACTCCTGGGAATCATATGACGAGTATTTAGAGCTGCGAGAGCGGTACACAGGGGCCAGGTATGGTGTCGAGCTACCTGTTTTGAAGCCGGAGGAAATAAAGCTATGGCCCTCAGCGTAGCAATCATGGGTGTACCCAGCCGCCGATCCCTTTACCGGGGTGGGATGCTAAACGTGCTGCCAGATGGAGTTCAAATCATCGAGGATACCGAGGGCCGGGGTGTGTTCCCCACAGCTTTCCGGGCCTGGAGCAGCTACAACCCCCAGGCCACCCACCACCTGGTATTGCATGACGACCTGCTGCTACCACTTAATTTTATGTCCCTGGTCACTAACGTTATGGAAAGGAATCCAGAAAATGTTTTGTCGTTTCACGCCTTCAGCGTGAAGATACACGATGCCTTTCAATCCGGAGCCCCCTGGGCTGTGTGCAAACAGATCTCAGGACAGGCCAATTTATATCCGGTCCTGATCCTGGAACGGTTAATGGGTTTCTGCAAACATCAGTTGAAGCCTAAGATGCCCCTTAAACCCGGGAAGAAATTCTTGTCAGACGCTGCGGCAGTCAACATGTTTTTGCGAGTCGAGCATCGTAAGGCGTATATGCCACTACCAAACTTTGTGCAACACGCAGCCCCCCGGGATGGCGTGGCGGGTCAGAACAACCTGGGGAAGATCTCCCCATGCTATATAGGGGATTATCCCGGGGCTAAGTTCGATTGGTCATTTGACAAAGACCTACCTTATCCGACAGTATATCCATACAAACGCCGCGAACATTGGGAATGGGACTACTACATTGGGCCTTCTCCCTTCAAGGAAGACGAATAGTGAATGAGAGTGTGTTAGAATATTACAACTACTGTCGGAACAAATACGGGCCTAACAATTTACCCAAGGAGTAAAAATTATTACAATTGAATAGCACGGCTCGGTAGGTTTTACACCCTACAACCGTTGGAGATTAGCGCCCAGTCACATTCGTGGCTTGGGCGTTTTTTTATTGAAGTGGATACCACTACAGGAGTAGACAATGGGAGAATTATGGGAGCGCTGGGATAAAGAAACGAGCAAGGCATACAATGCCTTCCGTCATTATCGGGACACACCAGCTAAAGACAGAAGCATCATCAAATGCTTGGCGAGCTATTACGGTGGGGACGACCCGGACATCTGGGAAGGAAAGAAGCGACGATGGGAAATGTGGGCCAGCCAGTGGAATTGGCAGGACCGGATCAGAGCTTGGGAAGAGTACCAGGATTACCTGGCTCGGGAAGCCATGCTCGAAGCCATTTCTGAGATGAACAACAGACACGCGAAAATTGCCATGTCTGTTCAAGCTAAGGCTGCGGAGCGCTTAAAAACTCTCGATCCCCTTTCACTGAATCCTAGGGAAGTTTTGTCGTTCTTTGTGGAAGCCGCCAGGTTGGAACGTTCCAGCCGTGGTGAGCCAGAGAGTATCGAAGAACGTCAGATCAAAGCCGATACGGTTATCCGTCAGGAATTCACACGAGACCAACTTGATTCTATTGCCAGTATCGTGGGCGTGGACGACATCGTGGAAACCAAGGGCGGTGACCTCCCCATGATCGATGCCGAGTACCACATTTACAAAGATCCCGACTTTGACGAGGAGGAAGATCTAGATAGCCTGCTTGACGAGGACTTACAAGAGGGTGGTCGCTAATGGCCGAGATAGATTATCGTAAGCTACGATGGGCCCTCAGCGCTGATCTGAGGGCCTTTGCCAAGGGGGTTATGCCCTCATATGAGTTGGCCCCTCACCTACAGAAGCTGATGCTGGCACTAATGAAGGTCGAGTCTGGAGAATGGACCAGGCTCCTGGTGGTACTTCCGCCGAGGCACGGAAAACTATGTGCAGATAGTACCCCTGTGTTGACCCCACAGGGATGGGTTACCCATGGCGATCTTCGAGTGGGAGATTACGTGTTCTCCCCCAGTGGTAAGCCCGTTAGGGTGGTGGGGGTCACGCTGCCTGGGATGGCCTCGGTAGACGTTGAGTTTGTGAGCGGGGAGGTAATAAAGGTTCACCCAAACCACGAGTGGAAAATTCATGATCGTGGCAGGGGAGATTGGAAGATAGTTGAGACCAAATACCTCATGGGCCGCTCTTTGTGGTCAGGAAGGCCCAAAAAAAGAGCAGTTCTCCAAGTACCCTTGGTTGCTCCTCTGCAATATCCGGAACAAGAATTGTCTATTTCCCCCTATATGCTAGGCGTGTGGCTGGGGGACGGGACAACAAGCAAACCGTCTATTACATACCAACCCTCAGACAGCGCGGTAATTATGGCTTTAGGTGAGTTGGGGTTTTCGCCCACAGCCACCCATATTCACAAAGATACTGGGGTATACACCAGTGATTTTTGGGGCCTTTTTTACAACCTATTGAAAGAAGAGGGGTTGCTAGGCTTTAAACACATCCCGGACAAGTATCTTTGCAGCTCAGTTGATCAGCGCTCTGAGATTTTGGCGGGACTAATTGACAGTGACGGACACGTAGATCCTAAGGGGAGGGTACGGATTGTTTGCGCTGATGAGCGGTTAGTTCAGGATATTTACCAGTTGGTTCTTTCTCTGGGGTTACGCCCTTACATTATGGAGGCCGAGCCAACATTGTCTTCGTCTGGGATTCAGGGCACCAAGATGGTTTACACAATAGGGTTTCAGCCCACTTTTGAGTTGCCCACTAGGTTGCCTAGAAAAGCCATCACCAGGGTGATCACACAGAGGCGGCTAGGCATCAAAGCTGTTCGTTACAGTGACCCGGAGCCGGGGCACTGTATCCAGGTAGACAGCGAAGATGGGTTGTATCTGGTTGGAAGAGGCTTGATACCCACACACAACAGCCTCACAACCTCCGAGATATTCCCAGCCTGGTTTCTCGGACGCAACCCCAATAAGATGATCATGATGACCAGCTATTCCGGCAGCTTGGCTGGTACTTTTGCTGCACATGTTCGTCAGCACATGGATCACCCAGCGTTTCAAATAGCTTTCGGTGGTCGCCACGGTGTTAAGCTGGATCGCCGGAAGCCAGCCACCATTTCGATGCCTGGATTCCGAGGGGGTCTTTACGCAGCGGGTGTTCTAGGAGGCCTGACAGGTCGTGGTGCTGATTTGCTGCTGATTGATGACCCTGTTAAGGATGCTCTAGAAGCCCAGAGTTCAATTTACCGCCAACGTACCTGGGATTGGTATGCCTGTTTTCATCCTGACACAGAATTGTTAACGGGAGAGGGGTGGAAACCCGTTGCCGATGTGATGACTGACGAAGTTGTCGCAACGGTCAATCCTGATACACGTGAAATCGAATATAGATCCACAACCGATACAATGAGCTATCCGTATGATGGCGAGTTAATTACGCTTTACCAACGTGACGGAGCCGCGTTTTCGGTTACACCAAATCACGAGATTTTTTGGGCTTGGGAATCCGAAGGAAAGTTGCGTAAATCTCGCGTCGATGAATTACCGGACAACTTTTGTATCCCTCGTACCGGGTTGTGGAAAAACGGCACTATTCCGGCTCGGATTACGTTTTCGGGGGGGCCACCCCCCACTAAAAGCTATGATTTTGACCCATTTGATTGGTATGAGTTCCTTGGTCTGTATGTTGCAGAGGGGAATGCTTATGAGAACGGAAATATATTCATTACCCAGATTAAGGAGGAAGGGCGTCAATATGTTCGCACCCTTTTGTCCCGGTTGGGTGTTACTTTTTGGGAAAGTCCGAGCCGCTTTTCTTTTAGATCCAAATCTATTGCCTCTTACCTTTTAACTTTGGGTAGAAAGGCTCATCTAAAAAAAGCACCCCCCGAGGTTTTGTGGGCCTGTGTAGAGATCGGAGAGGTTTTTCTCAAAGGGTTGTTTGCTGGCGACGGCGAAAAGGTTTCAGAGACTAGATTTAGATTTACCACCTCATCTAAACAGTTGAGCGACGACGTATATAGGTTGGCTTTTCAATGTGGGTATAAGGTGGCTGGTTCTAAGCAACCAGATAGGACTTTTACTGGGATTTCAGGAAAGACATATACAGCCAAGCCCACGTGGGTACACAGCATACGTAAACGGGGTTTGGATGGTTGGGTAAATCAGAACAATACTTATACTAAAGTTCCGGGACTACAGAGAGAACGGTATTGTGGCCCGGTTCATTGTGTGACAGTTCCCCCACATCACAGCGTGGTTATTCGCTATAAAGGACGGGTGTCTGTGAGTGGGCAATCTACCGCTTACAGCCGTTTGGAGCCTGGGGGTCGCGTAATTATTATCCAAACTCGATGGAACCAAGACGACTTGGCGGGTAGGATTCTTTCTTCAACAGATCAGCCCGGTTCCGAAGAGTGGAAGATCATTCACCTTCCAGCCATCAATAAGCAGGGCGAGGCACTATGGCCTGAGCGCTATCCTGTTGAGGTTTTGAGAAAGATCGAGAAAACAGTCGGGCGTCGGGTCTGGCAAGCTCTGTATCAGGGGCAGCCTGTGCCTGAGGAGGGCGCTTTGGTCAATCGAGAGTGGTTTCCACTTATGGAGGCCCCTCCAGGGGGCGACAGTGTACGTCGGGTTCGCTACTGGGATTTTGCCGCCACTGAATCCACCGACGCCGATTTCACGGTGGGGTTGCTGATGAGTAAGACACCCGATGGGGTGTTCACCATTGAGCACGTCATCCGGTTCCAGTTGTCACCAGAGAAACGTAACCGAATTGTCCGGCAGGTGGCCGAGCGAGATCTCGCTCTTTATGGTCAAGGGGTACAGGTTCGCTTTGAGCAGGAACCGGGTGCCAGTGGCATCGACATGGCAAAGTCAATAGTTAACCTGCTCTCAGGGTTTGATGCCAAAAGTGATCGAGTTACCGGGGCTAAACAAGTTCGGTTTGACCCATTCAGGGCACAGGCTGAGACGGGTGCTGTGCGGGTGGTAAAAGGTGATTGGAACAAAGACTACTTTGATGAGCTCATGGCCTTCCCCTACGGCGTTCACGACGATCAGGTGGATTGCACCTCTGGAGCTTTCAACGCTCTGTCATTGCGGTTAGATAACTTCCATGACTATCTCAAATCAAGATACGGCAACTCAGATCCTGAGGTGCTCAAGTGGACAGCCAAATTCGAGAAGATCAGGCGCTCGGTAGCGAAGGATCACGGCACAGATGGTTTTGGAATGGTTCCCGAACGAGACCTGGATAACACCCTTCGGACGGAAGTGTCAAGGCTGATGGATGTAGAGTTGGATCGGGAGGGCGCAGGCACATCTTATTATGACATTAAGGTCAGCAGGCCTGGATTTTACATCTTCGTTAAACAGACAGTAAAACCCTCAGTCCTTGATTTCATGATGGAAAACTACTACGGTGCTGAGGTTGTGAAGGAAACCAGAAACGGAACGGACACCTACATCATTTCGGACGATTGCTATGTGGTATATACGCTCATGGACGGCAAAGTTCTGGCTGAAGAGCTAACAAAAAAAGGCTTCGCTAAGGTGGTGAAAGTTGTCTCAGCAAACCAAGATTTGAAAACGGCTAACGAATAACTTGACATGACCTACCACTTGTGTTAGACTTCCTTTTGTACTTGATAGCGACAAACTGTGAGTATCAAAGGCGAGGGGAAATGTTAGTAGACAGTGCAGTTTTAACCAATATGGAGACCCTACAAGCGCATCCAGGGCTTGCAAAGGTAAACGAGATTCTGAATGCGGCAGAAGAGTTGGTGGGCAAGGTGGTTAACCCCAACACCGCATTAAAATGCGTGGTTATTGCCGGACCTCCTGGTATCGGGAAAACCCATTCCGCCATGACAGCCCTGAATCAAGATCCTAATGTGTATAAGCATCTCTACAAGGGCTACATGACACCATTCAAGTTCTATGAGGCTTTAGCTAAAGCCCCCGGCTGGAATGATGTTTATGTCTTTGACGACTGTGATGGTATTTTCAACAACGTTCAGGCTCTGAACGTCCTCAAGGCCGTGGTGGACCCCGAGACCCAATATGCTGTCTCCTGGCACTCTTCACGAGCCGAGGTCAAATCGTTCCGATTTCTGGGGAAGATTGTGATTCTCACCAACTACATGCTCCACATCTCCCCACATTACCAGGCATTTCTGGATAGGGTGCTATATTATCCGATTGCTCTTACGAAAGAAGAGGTTTTATTAAAGGTTGCCGAAATCGCGCACATGACGAGTTTTTTCAACTTCGGTAGACGTTCGGCCAGTGTGAATGATATCCTTGTGTGGATGAATGAAAACACGGATAATTTTCGCACTGACATTACTTTCCGAACGTTCGAATCAGCGCTCGAATTGTCGCGCAGTTTTCCGGACGGGCGGTGGAAAGAAATGGCCCGTCACACTTTATTGGCTGGTTAGAGGTTAGAATACAAGAGAGGTAAGACAGATGACTTTCCAGATTCGACAGGGTGACATTCTTTTGAAGCGTGTTGCCAACAACATCGAGGATTTTGAAAAGAATCCTCCAAGAGGTGTCCGTGGGTTTTCCCCCATGGGGCATACCAAAGCTGACGTCCAGATCAAGGACACCGACGGCTTCGCCATCGTAGGCTTTGGTGAGGGCTCTGGGCACCGTCACGTAGTTGAGGGTGCTGTACAGACCCTGGTCCAAGCACGGGCCACCGAAGAAACCGTTCAATCCTACCTGATGGGTGAGTTGACGGATGAATTCTTCATGTACGTCAGTGTTATTGAGCCGGGACGTCTTGTTCATCAGGACGCCACAGAGACCGTGTTCGAGGAAGATCACGGCGTTCTGGAAGTCCCCCCGGGCGTTTACGAGGTTATTCGTCAGAGAGAATACGACGAGTCAACTCACCGACGCTACGTCGTAGACTAGGGATTATATTGATGTCTGAAGACACCCGTCTTAACGAATGGGTGCAGAGGTGGTGGCGGGATGCGTACTTCTCGCCACTAGCTGTGAGCCACGCTCAGGTAGAAGATGCCATTCGCGTGGTTTATAGGGTGCTGGACGCTCCGCCACCTCCTATTGTTTGGGTTGCATCTCCCGCCGCACAGATCATTCCTGCTGGGATAGGGACTGCCCGACAGAGGGTGCTGTTTGAACGGGATTTTTCCCAACAGGCTCTTATCTACCAGGAGCGATTAGAGAAAATGGCTCCTTTTCCAGAGGGTGGTGATCCCGGTTTCCGTAGGAGCGCCCCCTTTAGTAGTGACCTGGGGGCAGAGGGAACGAGGTTCCTGGACATGTATCTATTAGCCCTACGGGAATCTGTACGGGACCCCCGGGTTAATCCAATGTACGTCCAGAACCTAGCTTACCTGGTTACCAATCAATGGGTTCGATGCCAGATAGCACTAATTACCGAGGGGTTGGATGACCCTGTCAGCGGCCATGCCGCCAGCAGTGACGTCGCCGCTCTGGGTCGAGCTTTAGCCACACTCATGAGAACCACGTTTTTCACTGTATTCTCAGCGGCGTGTCTTGTATGCAAACGTCCTAGTATAGTACCCCGGCTTGATGGACAGCGGTTTCGCCTGGATAACCCGGTTGGACCAGCCATCGAGTTCCCGGATGGGTTCTCCAAATACTATCTTCAAGGTCTAGAATTTGATTCCGAGGTGGTCATGTATCCAGAGCGTATGGACCCACAGACCATTTTTGAAGAAATAAATCAAGAGCGGCGTCGAATCAGATTAGAGCGGTTCGGGTTAGAAAAGTTTATCACTGAGGTGGAAGCCGAGACCGTGGACAATGACAGGTTTGGGATACTGTATCGAGTGCGTTTTGACCAGGGTGATGACCTCCAGATGGTTAAGGTAATTAACGCCACCCCCGAACCAGACGGGACCCAACGGAATTTTTTCTTACGGGTCCCCCCTTGGGTGAACAGCTCTAAAGCTGCCGTGGCCTGGACATTTGATCTGGACGAAAACGAGTACCAACCAGAATTCGAAAGTTAACAGCTACAAAGCAAAAGGATTTATGATATACTAGCCTGGTATGAGACAACAACAACTTGAACCACGGCGAAGCAAATTAAGAGTTAGCACTTTCCTCCAGTTTCTCTCAGCACCAATTGCTGTAATTTCACCGCTGTTGGTGTACCTAATACGACCGGAAACGGCCTGGTACATCTACTGCGTTTTGACATTATGGCCGTTGGTGTTGTTGCTTGTAGGGGTGATCGTCGCCGGATCAACAAGTGTACGGGAGGCTGAATAATGAGTCGTATCGAGAAAATTCTGAATACATTTGGGCTGGAGCCTGCTCGGGCAATGAAAGCCAACTCCTCGGGTGTACCGTCTCCCTCCTGGTATCGGGGGGGCTCTATTTTCGACACCCCCCAAGTAGACGACGCCGTTCAATCCTATGAGGATTTGGCCCGTCGTTTCACGATTTCAGACCTGAATTACATGTGCGGGACTAGGCTGGGTGACATGGCGGGGACATCTGAGTTGCTTTTGTTTCCCGAGGATGCGGATCTCGACCCGGAAACAGGTAAACCAGACATTACTGAGGCTATTCCTCGGGGTAAGCACCCTTTTTATTCCCTGTTAGACAGGCCAAACCCCCACACAACGAAGTTTGAGTGGTTGAAACAGGTAACCTTAACCACCCTGCTATCCAACCGGGGGTCTTTTGTTCACATTGATGATGGTAGGCGGGAGGCTTCTAAGCCCCAGCTTTCGGCTCAGTCATCTCCAGAGATTGAGATTTCCATCGACGGAGAGCCTGTGGCTCTTTGGACGTTACTACCTCACATGGTAGAGAAGAAAGACAGCAAAAACAAGCTGGTAGATCATTTCCTTATGGACCAGGGGATGGGCCAACCCCGGGTGAAGTTTGACCCCTCATGTATCATGTGGATAAAAGAGTTCAACCCCGTTGATTTCATGGGCTCACTGTCCCGGATGGTACCCAGCCAGATGGCTACCGATTTTGACATGGCTGCTAAGACGGCCAACACGATGCTCTTCAAGAACGGTTTGCAGCCAGGGGCCATTGTCGAAGCTGATAGGGAATGGATTGACCCCAGCATGTTTGCTATGATGCAGAAGCTGTGGGAAGAGCAGTTGAAAGGTGTAAACAATTGGTACCGAATTCTCCCTCTCTGGGGTGGCTTTAAGCTGAACCCCACTCAGGGATTCACGCCTGCGGATGCTCAATATATTGAGGGCAGCGAACAGGCTACAGCCAGGATATTTGGTGTCTGGGGTGTTCACCCTGGCATCGTTTTTGTCAATGACGTTAACAAGGCCAATGCTCAGGTGGCTGATTACGTAACCCGGAAGTACACCCTAGAGCCTCTGTTGAGTCGAATTGCAACCTCTATCACGCTGCATGTGCTGCCCCATTACAGCAAATCTAGCAAGAAGAGGATCGTGGCCCACTTCGTAAACGTGGTACCACGAGACGAGCAGATGATAGCAGGGGTCGAGGCCCAGAAATCGGCTACGGCGATGAGAAATGCCCAGGCTACCCAGTTATGGGTATCTTTGTTAGGCAAAAAAGAAGGTTTAGACGAATCTAAAAGAGTTGGGCTGGTGTCAGATGAGGTAACAGGCAAAGATATCAAAGACGAGCCGCCTCCGCAGGCGGGTCCGGAAGAGGACCTGATGGGACCAAACGCCCTTCCACCACCGGGAGGCACGGGTCAGGCTAAGAAAACCCTGATTGGTGCTCCTAACGGTGCCAACCCAGCCAAAAAATCACTTGATGCCGAGGATGTGTCTGAAGTGCGTCAAGCGGTGAAGGACCTGGCCTTTAACCAGAAGATGCAGCAAATGCTGATGACCAAACTTATTGTTGAAGGTGCCTTTACCAGGGATTTCGTCCCCGGCGAGGAGACTGATGAGCAGTTCAACTTCCTGATAAGCGAACAGGATCTGGACGAGCTAGAAAGGTTCTGGGATGAGAATTTCCCAGAATATGTGGGATTGATGTCGGCTGCAAAGCCAAAGGAATAGGTAAGGTAGGAAATGTTAAAATTTTGGGTTCGTGAACCCGCTTGGGAGGGGGCTGGACCTGAAAACAGCACCTTTTACCTGGCAGAATGGGAAAGGGGCTATATCCAGCCTTGGAACGAGTGGAGACAGTTTGTAAACCCCCGTCGATGGAATTGGATCACATTCAATTTTGCCCACATTCAGGCCGAATATGCTCGATATGCTGATTACATCAGCTTTGAGTTCGTAATCCTGGGTTTCGGGTTCCGGTTTCACCACACGATAGGCACCGAAGAGGAGTGTGAACAGAGGAAGGTTGAAACGGATGAATTCTGGGACGAAGTGACGGCCCGGTCCTTACAGACCGAACAGCTAGAGAAGCTGTGGGCTGCGCTCCCAGACGACGTGAAGGCGGAGCATGTTACCCCCGAGCTTCAAGAGCAGATCGAGTTGGGTTTATCCGAGCCTGAGGACGGTAAGCGAAAAGTTACCGCCAGCCCCCAGGTTTTGGATAAGTTAGGGGAGATGCTCAAGTAATGCCAGCAATCGTTGACAGCCAAACACCCCATAACCAGAAAGACGAGTGGCGAACACCCTCAGAGCTGTACAAAATGCTCAACTATGAGTTTTGTTTCGAGCTAGATGCAGCAGCAACCTACGACAACACTCTTTGTGAGCGGCACTACACCATGGAAGACGACGCCCTGATTCAAAACTGGGGTGAAAATGGGGTAAAACGAGTGTTTTGTAACCCCCCGTTCAGCAGGATGAAGGAATTCCTGGAGAAAGCTATCCAAGAGTACGAGGATCATGCCCACGAGATCGAAATCGTGGTCTTGATACGAGCAGACGGGTACGAAACCAAGTGGTTTCAGCAGGTCCTAGATCCCCGGAAACGGTTCACTAGGCCCATTTTAACACCCAGGTACCACATTCGGCAGCTTATCCCCAGAGTATCATTTAATTTACCTAGTGGCAGCAAGCCGTCAGCAGGGCCAACCTTTCCATCGGCGGTGGTGGTGCTCTCGAAGCACTATCCTCCGGGAATGTATTGGTGGCATTGGAAAGATGAGGCGGTAGAGAAGCAGATAAAATAGAGGCAGTACGATGACATCTTTTGGATTCCATGGTGGCCCCGGTGGTAACCACAACGGGCTAGGCGATTACTTCAGAGCACTTGATGCAGCGGGTATTCCAGCCACTGCCAAATCTACCGATGATTTCGGTCAGGTCCGGGAGTTAGCGGATCTGGAGCGTGTTTCAGGTGTACCACACAACAAAATTTTCCGTATCACCATGGGCAGAGATGGTGCGAGTCTCGATGTCCCCCCGTATCACCTCTCCCCCTCAGAAGCAGCTCAGGCACACTGGCAGCGAACAAAGTTTTCCCTACCCCCTGAATTTACACACTATAAGGACACCGTTTGGCTAGAATTGGTCAATGAGTTGGATCAGGACAGGGCCGATTGGATCGGCTCTTTTTGTGTAGAGATAGCTAACCTGGCCCGGGCAGAGGGTTACCGGGTGGCCTTACCCTCATGGTCGTCTGGAACACCCATGTATGATGGTTGGGAGACACCTGGGTCACTGGCTTTCCTCAGGCTCTGTGCCCAGTATCCAAATGACGTAGCCTTGTCACTTCACGAGTATTCCTATGACGTAAATGACATCCAAAATATTACGCCCCACCTGATTGGTCGTTTTGCTGCGTACACTTTTGATGTTTGTGCTGCCAACGGGATTTCCTTTCCCACGACCTTCATCACTGAGTGGGGTTGGACCTATAATGACGTTCCAAACGACGTCGATCAGGCAATGGCTGATGTGGCGTGGGCCTACAGCGTGTACAAACCATATCCCCAGGTAAAGGGAGTTGCCTTGTGGTATTTGGGTGCAGAGTATGGGGGAATTGCTAACGAGGCCCAGAGGCTGATAGCTCCGATGACCCAGTTTATGCTGGATAATGGGACTGCCCCACCACCGGAGCCACTCCCGCTACCAAGTGGTCGTGGTGAGCCTCGGGTTCAGTATGAGCGGGTGTATGTGTTGCTGGCTCCTGATCACGACGAGCCGTGGGCCTACGCGGTGATTGACGGGTCCTGGCGCAACAAGAGATACACATTAGGTGGCAGCGCTGACGATGCTGGTATTGGTAACCTAGGTATACGTCGGGTCCTGGCAGTAAACCCCGAGGAATGGGGCCCAGGAGATGACGGCACAGGGCTGTCAGGGTTCTACCGACAATATTACCCAGGCATCATTTATGAGCCAATTAAAGTTGGCACCCCAGCGGAGCTTAGAGCCTTTCTAGCGGGAGAGGTTCCGGCTCCTCCACCATCATCCTTCAGGTTTGAGTATTGGCCCACAGAGTTCAAAGTGATTACTCAGCCCTTTGGGGCTAATCATGACTATTACTGGACAGAATTTGGGCTCCCCGGCCACGAGGGGATTGATTTTAAGGCTCCTGGTAATACCAAGATTTTCGCGGTTGCTCCGGGTGTGGTGAGTCAGGTTCATACAGACCCGCTTACCCACAACTACGGAATCTTCGTCAGGGTAGATCACGTTGATAGTTACCAGACCACCTATGCTCATCTGAAGCAGCCCCTAGTGGTGAAAGGCCAGGTGGTGGCTGCGGGTGAGGTGTTAGGGTTGGCAGATGACACTGGAAACAGTTTTGGCAACCATTTACACCTGATACTGAAGCGGCTAGGGTATTTCTACCCCGCCCCAGCGGGATCTGAGTTGGATTACTGGCCTTACAGCATATTTGATCCAACCCCGTTCATTTCCACGGGTTTACCCATTCCCGTCCAGGGTGGCGGAGAGGTGCGAATAGGCCTCCACGGTCGAGCTGATGGTGGGGACATGCCAGAAGCAGACATCATGGAGTTCAGAACCATGAAACCTGAGGTAATCAAGGTGCTTTCCTCCACCTCGGGGACCAGTATAGCCCGGTTAGCAGGTGAGCATCCGGGGGTTCCGTTCATTATCAGAGCCTTTCTGCATTTCGGTGGCCGGGTGATAACACCTGAGCAATTCTACAACGACACGATAGGTGACGTTGAACGCGCTGTTAACCACGTCGGTGGTGGTCGAGAGGTCTGGGTCGAGATCCATAACGAGCCCAATCTGGTTGAAGAGGGTTGGATGGCCTCCTGGGCTGATGGAACAGAATTTGTCAACTGGGCCAGTCATGTGTTATCCAGGTACCGAGGACGGCTCCCGAGTTACATTAACTACATGTACCCAGGGCTCTCCCCTGGCGGTGATGTAGCGGGTGTGAGGATGAATCACTGGTCATTCTTTGACCAGGGCGCTCAACAATGGTCAAATTACCAGGGTATTGGAGTTCATGCGTATTGGGCAGACGCCTACCCGATGTCTCAGGCAGTGGATACGGTAAGCTGGTTTGCTCGGAAGCTGCCAAGTAAACCTATCTGGGTGACTGAGGCCAGTCGAAACGACAGACCAGAGGTTGTTGCTGCTAACGTGTATGCCCAGGAGTACATGGCTTTCACCACGGCCCTAAAAAGCTGGCCCAACGTAGCTGGTGTCACCTACTTTATTGTGAGTGCCTCTAACCCATTTTTCCACCCCGAGTGCTGGGTGGTTGACAACAATTCGAAAGGGATAGGCGCGATTATAGGAGCTAGATAATGGAACCTGTACCAGTTGAAGAAATGGCTGCTTTAGCCCACGATATTTGGGCAAGATGGATGCAGTACATGTTTGATCAAGGACACTTTGATTCAGTAAACCATCCTGGAATGAAAATGAATGCGTTGGTTTGTCCGGTAGAGGTTTGGGAGCGATGGACCAGGCAAATGAATACTCCATATCACGAATTGTCAGAGAAAGAGAAAGAGAGTGATCGTGAAATTGCGCTTCAATACCTGGATATCATAAAGGGCTAGGTTTGTGGAGCCCGATAAGTTTCAGAAAGCGGCTGAAGAGCGGCGGATGGGGGTGATAATCGCCTCCAAAGAGTTGGTTGACGAAGATCCCAATTGGTGGTGGTTTCTGCATGAGGTCAAGGTTCTGGAATATGACGAAGTTCGCCTTTTCCCCTATGATGTAGTGGCTTTTACTGGTTGCTGTGAATATTTTGATGCCCTAGAACCGGGCGAACTATTACCGCAATACGATCTAGTTCTCCAAAGGCACCACACACCTGTTTTTCAGGCGTCACTACCAGGGGTTTCCGTTGAATTATATATGCCAAAGTTATCTGGGGCACGGAAAACTCTAGCTAGAAGGGAGTTTGAACGATATGCACCACAAGAGGGGACAGCCTAAAAACGCCCGAGCTGGCTGCTTGATGTGCAAGCCGCATAAGGCCAACGGAGTAGACAGGCGAACCGTTCAGGAACGCCGCCAACCAGATCTCTCAAGGTTGATAGCGGATTACTTTCATGAGTATACTGGTTTTGGGCCCACGACTTGGCCCCATGACTGGGATTGGGACGATGGCTGGAACGATTGGGCTGGACCTGAAAACATCGAAGCCGCTAACGTCATAGAAACCGAACCAGGACGATTTAGATTAGGAGAAGAAGAATGGCCTTTATAAAAGAACCTATAACGATAACAATCAACGATCAACATTCCACCAGCATTTCCGCTGCTGTGGCTGCTGAGGTTACCTCTCTCATGTCAGACAGTTCCACAGGGGGCTATCAATGCTCGGGCTGCGGTAAGCAGGTATGGGATTATCACCACGAGTGCCAACCAAAGCAACCGGATATCTACTTCCCTCCTATGGCTTTGACCCCCGTTATTGATAACGTGGCGCTTGGGCGTATTGCGGACGCCCTGGAGCGGATAGCTGCCGTTTTGGAAGCAGATGCCTGAGAATCTCAAAGGCCTGTCTAAGTTCGGCTGGTCTGTCGCCCTTATTCTGAAGGCGACGGCCCTGAAGCAGAACGGGGAACCGCTCTGGAAGTTCAACGGGCCTGGAGCACATTACCTCTACAACCTGACACCTGAGGGTAGAGCGGTTTTTGGTGTGTCTGACAAGAGAATCTCTCGGAAGCGGCTGCTGTCACTGCGGGACCGGATACCTCAGGCAACGGCCAACCAGCGGCTACGGCCCCTGGCATCGGCTCTACATCGAGGGGATATAACGGTCGATCAGTTCAGAGCTCAGGCTAGGGATGCCATCAAACAGGCCTACATCGGCCAATACGCCCTGGCAAGGGG